AGGAACTTCAACGCCTGTATTATCCCATAAAGTGTAATAACGATAATCAATTTTTGAGTTTGGTCTATAAATTATTATGTTTATATCTACACCAGTAGCTGTTAAAATAGATTCAATATCAATTGACAAGACATAATTATCATCAATTAGCCATTGTAAAGATTGTCTTGCAGCAGCTGTAATGCCATTCAATACAGATCGTGTTAGGCGCGCCTGTTCGTAAATCCAAATTTTTGATCCAATTTCAAAATTAGGTGTTGACTCGTTTCCAATCCATCCGCGCCGCATATGTGATTGAAAAACTTCAGATTCATTCGCTCTGCTTTCGGCAAATAAACTAATCAAAATTGCAGAATCAAAGAAATCTTCTGATTTGATATCGCCATTATTAGCTATTTCAAGATCATATAAATTACCGTCGATACTTTGCAAATATGCGTCAATTCCGACTGTCATTATTCACCCTTCAAAACTGTAGTTGTGTCTGTACCAATTGCCGCTGGAGTGGTGTTTATAACTCCAGTCTGACCGTCTGGATGGGAATGCCTGTGTAAATTGAACAATGCCAGAAATGCCTCGTTGCATAAAAATTCAGTTGCTCCACCAGCACTACCTTCAACTAATGTTCCAAGCAAATCTACAAGCGTATTCCCATCAATTGTAACTGTGCCTGTACCTGTGATTGTAGTTGGGCCGATTGAATCTATGGTTACTGCGGCACCGGCATCAATATCAACTGCGCCACCAGCTACAATTCTTGTTAATCCAGCAGTAGTTATTACTGCATTAATGGAATTGGTTGTTACATTTCCAGCATTGGCATCGACATTGACATTGCCAAGAGTTGACTTAATATTTATATCACCAATTGAAGATTCAATATCAATTCCACCATCTAATTTCATGTGAATAAAAGATTGCGTTATCGGGTTGTATACCAAAACTTCACCCACATTGAGGGGTGTTGGCAATAATATTCCACCTCGCTCTTTTGGGCTGCCTGGAAACACAACCCTATTCTCAGGATCAGAATTGACTGAAAACATCAAAGACAGAGTATCAGCACCAGGATTAGCATGAAAACCATATGGGAACCAAGCAAGTGCGTCAGCAGTTTTGCCCATATATGTAGTTTGGTGTACAGGAAATTCAGAGTCATCTCTAGAGAATGCTGTGATGACTGCCCATCGTGTTAAACTCTTTATCATGTTAACGATGCCCATCACTCAGCCTCAAAGATGTCACGAATATTGAATGGTCTCCAGATAGGAGCAATAGAATCAGGTAGGACAACTACATTCTGCACAGGCGGTTCAATGAGCCCCAAGCCAATCTTGTCAATTGAAACTGCAGAGGCCAAAGTCAGTGTATATGAATCTTTGTGCACTAAAGCAAGAACAGTTTTGCGCCCATCAGCATCAAGTGTAAATTGAACAGAATTGATCAGCATTCGTGATTTGATACCAGCATATTCATCATCAACATTAACTATCTGATTAATTTTCCATAGTGCGCCAGTCTGGTTGCGAAACCCATCAACTGTAGCAGAATACACTTGGCTACGTGCTTTGCGCACATTGTACTCCCATTTTGTTCTATCTGCCAAGCTGGAGCCTGCTGATTCTGAAGTTATGGAAAATTGTCGACCAAATCTGACATTTGGGTCTCGTATAGCGGATATTTGCTCAGCTATAGTGTAATTAGATCTGCTCTCAGTACCATTGATTGCGATTGGATTTTGTTGCCCAGATGCTCGATATATGTTGTACACACCAGTAGTATCATAACTAACAGAATATGACATCACATTATTGGCGTTGTCTTTAATTCTATTTTGTAATGTAGCATTGATTGCTTTACCAGATGCTCTAGTGATGAGTATGTTGCCAAACGCATTGGAGGACAGAAGCACTTGACGCTTTCGTGCCAGGCTCTCAATGAAATCCCAAACATCTTGGCCAAATTCTGCCGCAGCCATTCACTGAAAACTTTTATTGGACTGCCAATATGTATCAACACTATCTCAATTATTTTCTTTAAGGAAATTGGAGGACGTATGTCAGAAAGTGATCCAATTTTAGAATCTACAACATCGCCAGTTCTGTCACGTCCACTGATTGAAATACTATGCGATGCCTTATCACCATCAACGTTGACAATTTCAATGTGACCAGTGAGAACCAACTCGCCATCCACAGTTATAGTGCATGTTTCACCACCTCTGAATGGCATTTGGCCACCTTCTTCAGAAGTAGCCACAAAATTAAATCCATTACTCAATTTATCCAAATGGAGGATGACCTGAGCTTCAGTCCAACCCGTATACTCAACGCCATTTGTTTGAATTCTCATGCAGTAAAAATCCTGATGTCACCTTGAAAAAATGCCATATCATACAAATCATTCAGCTCAGCAATTGCTTCACCATCTGTGGACTCCCCATAGTAATTGAATGCCAACAATCTTACTGATGTTGGATTTGTTTGTATAGTGATTATTTGGCTAGCAGTAAGTTTCTGCGTATTGAAAAATCCTTGGGTGATAGTTCGTAAATCTGTCACGTCAGATAGCAGCTCAGGATCAACAGTTTCATCCAGAAACAGATTTTGGTATTGATCCTCAAGAGCAAGTTCTGCTTCATTGATTTCTTCAACTGTTTTGTATTCAATTTGCGAAGCATTCAGATAGCTATAACTCAATGCAATACTTTTGACTGTGGAATTGAATACGTCACTGTTACTTTTACGCTCTAGTGATATCAATGTTGAGTATGGAGAGCTGATATCACCATCACCAAAATCAAACAAGTTGCTAAACGCAATTAGTGTAGCGGTAGGTGTAGAGTATAGTGAGTTTATGCTTGCCAGAACTCTGCCAATGCTTATTGAGAGATCAGATGAGCTACTGATAAGACTCACTGTGCTGCTACTGAAATTGCTCACTAGACTGGTGTGCTCATTGATTTTACTAGACAAAGTTGTCAGCGGGTTAGTGGCAGCATTGACTGCATCCACAAAGTTATCTGCTTTGTCAATTGCAGCTTGAAAATTACCAGTGGCAAAATCAGTTATTCCCCAAATGGCTTCAAAGATAGAAATAGCTTTCGTAATAACACCAGCATTACCAGTCGCAATATTAGTGAGCACAAATGGATTGGCTTTCGGTATGCCTGTAGTGTTTGATATTTCAAACACCATACTCACCTGGCCATCACCAAGTCTTTTGACATCCTCAGACAAAGAGAATGATCTGCAAACTATATTTTCAATTCTGCCGATCCATGGATGAACCAAAATGCCAGTGCCACCCTTTTCCAAAGCATCGACAAGAGTATTGCGCACCTGACCGTATGTCGAAATTATATTGCCTGAATTATCACGTCGCTCTGAGATGGTGCCATTGACTGTGAAGATTTGCTGTTTCTTTCCTAGATCCTCAATGGTTTGCAAATCTGAGTCAATGAATTCTTTCTTGGCATCTTTTCTGCCACCAGCAATTTCAGACCTAGAAATATAAAAGAACGCACCGCGATATGAAGCTTCATGTAAATCACTGATATTCACGATGCTGTCTCCATAGCCATGCCAAATTTGAACCCGGTTGGGACACCAGTTGTTTTGGATTTGAGTTCAGCAGTTGTGCCCTTCTCAGTTTTGATCTTCAGTTCACCATCAATTCTACTGTTGCTATTGAGTTCTGCTGAGCCCTTGATCTCATCTCCACCAAGGCCCACCCAATCCATAACTGTACCAGCTACACCTTTGATCTCATCCCAGTATGCCCAAATGGCGGCACCAGCAGCCATAATCGCAGCAGCTATTGCGAATGGCCAACTAATTATGAAGCCCATGATAGCACCTATTGCTGTAGCAACTACACCAAACGCAGCACCAAAGACCGCAATTGCGGCAGCAGCAGCAATAAACAAGGCGGCAGAAACTGCTACAGCAACTAGCAAATATGAGAACCATTTTTTGCTAGTATCAGATAAACCTTGGAACCAGTCAATCATCCCTCTGAGCACTCCAGCTATCCACAGGAATCCTGGTGCAAGTGCCGCACCAATTGTAATACCCATCGCCACAAAATTCTGCTTGAGAATTGAAGTTGCTACATTGAGAGTTTTCATTTGCTTTTCAAATGCTGGACTGAGCAAATCTGTGCTCATTGATTTACGAGTCTCGATGATTTGTTTAAGTGAATCAGCTTCCAATGATGCTACCGCAGTGAAACCACGAATATTTGGAATTGCCTGTATGAGAAGATCCTCATTCTTCTCACGCAATTTAGCAATTTGTTCCAATGTTTTGACCAGCGGTTGCGCACCCAATGCTGTAGCACCAAATGCGATGCCTTCTGCTTTAAGGATTTTCTCAGCTTCTTTTGAAGGCTTCAACAGACTTGTGATAGCACCCTTCAGTGAAGTTGCTGCCTCTTCAGTTGATAGACCACCAAGAGTTAGTTGCGCCATTGTCGCAAGCAATTCTTCAAATCCAATGCCAGCAGCCTTTGCCGACGGAGCAACCTTACCAATGTTATTTGCCAAATCAGTGACAGTTGTCTTACCAGCTTTCTGCGCCGCAAAGAATGAATTGGCAACTTCTTCTGATGTTTGCGAGCCATCACTGTAGGCGTTCATGATTGAAGTAATACCATCGACAGCAACATCAAGCCCAGCTACACCACCAATTGCCAATCTTTGCGCCGCTGAAAAAGCCTCCAGTGATTTCTTACTTGTTCCCAACGCAGACACATTATCAAAAAGTGCTTTGGTTGTTTCCTCAGTGCTGAATCCAAACTGAGTTAATGAAGTGGTAGCCAGCTCTTGGATTTTTCCACCAAATTTATCCATTTGATCGTCATCCATCAATGTTAGCACATTGGTAATACCTTTCTCCATATCACCAAATGCCTTCAAAGATCCAATAACTGCCCCTGTTGCAATGATGGACATATATTTCATGCTTTGCCCAATTGCTTTCATTTTCGCGCTTGTCTTTTTCATTGTTGTGTTCAGGGACCTGAACTGATTCTTCATAGCAGCAGTTTTGGTCTTGATACGCTGAGCTATGCGGCTAAATCTATCATTAGCCAAAAATGTCCACACAACTTTATTGGGCATTATTTTTTCGCCTTTCTTGCTGTATTGATTCTGCTTGCTTCTTCATGAAGCATAGCAAGCTCAGGTAATGGCATATTTTTGAGGTATTCATATGACAGTGCACCCTCAAAGAACGACATCAAGTTTGTGATACCCTGAATGATTTGTCTTTCAGTCGCGTCAATGAAGATGCTAGAATAAAATTTACCATATATTCACCTAGCATATCTTCAAAATCATCCAGACTCATCCTATCAATCAATGTGCCACCCAATTTCGCTTCACCATCCACCAACGCTATTCCAGGTTGTTGAAAAAGTTTCTTGCCAACATCCAAAACATCAGGCAAATCAACTTCTGTTGACATGGCCAGCAAAGCCATGACATCACCACCTTCAATTTCAAGATCAGTGTTAGTTGCCTCACCAGATGAAGTTACAGTCTGCTGCTCACTCATTGCTCTAAAGAATGCTTGCTTTAAAGCAGAACATTCTTTAGCGGTACGTGACGTTGGTGCTGTCAATGTTATGAATTTTGCATCAACAGTATCACCTTTATGCGAGTAGCTAAATGATCTCTTCAAACTATATTGAAATTCAATTTGAAAATCATCAGACATGGCGGGTGTCTATCCTCCTTAGATAGCTGCGTTAGACATGAACTCAATGTTGATCACGCCCTCAGTTGCGATTTCAATTTCAGGATCACCAGTCATAGCTGCCTGTGTGAAGGTGCGCGTCATATCACCCTCAGAAGTTTTGCCGGCAATCTGCACAACATTCTCGTTGGCATTGGCTTTCCAAGATCGCTGAAGCTTCACATTCGCAGGTGTGGTGTGAACGTCAAACATGATTTTACTCAGGGCAGTTTCCACATCACGAGAATAAACCTGCTCAACTGCACCACCACCAACAGAGCCAGCCCTGACACTTTGCTCACCGAAACCTTCAGTGAACTTCAGAGTATTAGGAACGATCATTATAACCTCGTCGTTGACGAGTACTGATGCATCAGATAGCTGAATGGGCATAGTGTTTAACTCTCCGTATCAAATGCGATTTTGATGGTCGCAATAATTTGTCGAAGTTGCGTTACAATTGGCACGAACATCGTGATTGTAACCTTACCAAGTTCAAGATCAATGACCAAAGTCAAGTTGTCCTTGAAGTATACAAAAGCATCTTCACCAGACTGAACCAGAACAAAATTTGGCCCAGAAAGTGTCTTATACAGCTGCTCCGTAAATGCTCGAATGACAACATCATTTGCCATATCACGACCACGACTAACACTACCCTCAGTGAGACGTGTTTGAGCAAATCGACTCTTGTAATTATTAAACATGTATTCACGAACATTGCTGGACGTGTCTACATAATTCAAAAATTTCCAAGTAATATCCGCATTTGATGCGCTATCAGTTTTGTACGTTGTGACAACTTCGCCAACCAACGCGGCAGTACCAGTAGCATTTGCACCGATAACTGAACCACCAGCAGCAAGAAGCAATTCAACTTCGCCAGTAGTCCAACCACGCGGCGCTGTAATGTTAGGCATTTGCGGAATTGGCGTATTGAAATAAGGCAGCGATGCCAACGCAGGCCCACCAAATTGATCTAGTGAAGCTGAACTCGTAAGATACCTTCCAATTGAGGAATCAGGAGTCAGTCTCAAAGATCGAATAGCTGCAAACATTGCCGACTTAGAATAAGTTGGTTCATTTTGAGCCGCGCCTTTATAGTTGGTTTCACTTTCAAGTTTATCATCAAACATAACCAAGCTAGGCGAATTTTCAGCATTGTTAGCAGAAAGACAATTTGCATAAGACTCAACAATAGTAGTAAATGCAACACCGTCTTCAATTGCGTTATCAGGATTGAACCTAGCATCTAGCCACAAAAGCAAAGTGTCTAGCGCAGCGCCAGCAACAAACGGCCAAACAATACCTTGATAACGATCTGTTGCAACATCCAGAATACCAGTAAGTGTTGGATCAGTCGCGCCAGTAACACCAATTGTAACTGCCATTCCAGTAATACCAGCAATAGTTCCTGAAGTTTCAACTCCAAGATCATTACCAACAGTTCCCTTATTATCACAAGTTAGTGTAACTGTACCAGTAGAGTTGCTTGCTGTATAGGGGCATTTTGTATCAGCAAGTATTGCAGCTTCAATAGCATCACCAATAATAGTAGCAGTATCATCAATGATAACAGCAATTTCATAACGATGTAGCGTTTCAGAACCAGCGACAACTACCAATGTTCCAGCT